TTGCCCATTCTTCATCGCGTTGTTTGAACTCCTGGTATTTCTTCTCCAGGTCCTCATCCATGGTCAGTTCATACTCTTTACAGACCTTGCGTTGCTCTTCTTCATTGGTCCAATCATTGAAGACCAATGACATAGCACCAGAGCGAATAGAACTGGAGCACATACCTACACAGAGCATGAACTTCTCAAATAGTTTGAAATACTGTTTGGCATTGAGATCAGCAGCAGGTGCTGTGATCACATAATGCTCTTCAGGGATAAAGTCATCATCACCAATAGTAGAACCAAACCCACCACTATAGGAGTGAGTGTAAGTAGCGTCAAACTTGAATTGAACTTCTGCTTCGTAGGTCATGTCCATGCTCTCATGAATAGGTCAAGGGGGAAGAAATCATCAGTCTGTGTCTCTTCTACTAGTTCATCATAGGATAGATCCTTGATGCTGTCAAGGTATTCTTCTGGTGTGGGGTCTGTATCAGGGTCAAAGTCATCATGACATAACCACTCATACTCTTTGACCAGAGCATCAATTATTTGTTCTTTTTGATACCCCATGTCATTTCAAGTGTAATAGTGAGTAGAATAATAAATGCAAAGATGAACACCGTGCTCATTTAATGAAACCCTCCTCCTCTAACCATTGGCGCGTGAGAGGGGTTGGTTCATAGACTTCCCACATGTTACCCTTAGCACACGCTTCAAGCGCCTTCTGGGTCATTCCAGCGGTCTTTCCTGCCCAGGTTGCCTCTGCCTCCCATGGCACTGCCTCAGCAGGATAGGAACGCTCTGCCAGGGTGCGCCAGAGCATGGGCACATCTTCTTCGGGATGAATGATAGCAATCAAACTATTCTTGATGCTACCTGCCATACAATCTTGTGCAGCGTGCCATCCTTCATGACGCATTACACTCATCAGCACACCAGGATTGTCCATGTATGATCTGTTGAGAAAGAAGTTATTACTGACTGTGTGGTAGACTCCACGATGCCCTGGTGGGAAATACTTATCATCAGCAAGAAATACTTTGGTGCCAATCTGATTGAGTGACGAGAGCATAAGATTAAACTCTTGTGCCACTGGTGTAAATGCTTCCACGTTCTTGTAGTTAGAACTAACGTCTAACATGGTGAACACTTCATCAACTCCATCCTGACACTCACGCAGGATCATACAACCCATAGCATCGTAGGAATAGAATCCTTTCGTAATTTTATCCTCGTTAGCAAGGGCAACGCTTGCCATTCCAATAGATGCTGTTGCGAGGAGTGCAGGAAGAAGGTGTTTCATTGTGATAGTTTGTTAATAGCAGACTGCAAGCGTTGCTCTAACTCAACATCACTGATATTGTGGCGGAATGCTAATGCTTGTGTATCGTGACGAGAGTGACCCCACATGCAGTCAATGAGGAATTGTAACTCTGGTGCTGTGAGTTTGACAGATGTTCTATCAGAACTCTTCGAGAAGATCTTCAGGAAGGACTTCATAGATTTGATTGCTCGGCATAAAATAATCTGCTTCGTAAAGAATGCGGGTGCGCTCTTCTTCACTCAGTTCAGCAGGGTCGATGATCACGTCGTTCATTGTGTGTTACTTGTATAGTATAGGGCAAATGGTCGGAAAAAATCCGATTGTGTGACAGTTTCTCAACTGTCCCCAAAAATGGGAACGATGTCAGTCTTCACATGTAGAGTCTTGTTAATGTGTTGCTCCCACAAGCTCGCGTCTTCCAAGTTGTAGAAAACTGCTTCTTGGCGCGATTGCTTGCTCTTTTTCTGCTTCTGGTAGACCACAGCGTATTTCATTCCAAAATTCACGGTAAACAACAAGATTTGCTTGGTATCGACCCCAACGTTGTGTGGGATCTGGACGATCAACGAAACAGATAGTAACGTATCTGTCGCTGATGAATGAGATATAACCTATCGTTGTGCGATAGGTAACAGGTTGAAGTAGTTCAAACGTCATACTCTCTGTTTTCCATGTCGCTGATCTCCTGACGGAGTTCTTTGATGTAGGTAGAAAGAGATTCTACTTTCTTTTCAAGATGATTGTTACGATCTTGAAGATCTTTTACAAGGTCTTTGACTTCTTGAGTGAGAGCGTCTGCTGCCTCTGGATTAACTGCCATAGTTCAACTTAGAGTGCTACTTTATCTATACTATCATATGATTGCTTGATTTCCTCAACTTGCTGATTCATTGAAGATTGTGTCATGTCAATGAGTGGTGGTTCAGAACCAAATCCATAACCACGCTTCATATCACGTCGCAATTGCATTAGATCACGAATGCGACGCTTCATACGAATGATCTCATCAGTGTTATAGAGATAATCTTTTTCCAATGCTTTACGAAGCATTTTAATTTCTTTAGTTGGAGTCCAACTCATTTCCACTCTCCTGAATTAAATTTGTTGATGTATTTTTTTGGTCTGCTGAAGTTTGCTTGGTTGTCAAAGAAAAATTCTGCGTATGGACCATGTGTTCTCACATAATGTAAGAACATTTGTGTGTAGAACTCACCTTCATAAGGTTCTCTCCAGTGGGTTGCGACGCATCCTAAGTATAGCATGGCATCGCCTGGTTGCAACAGAACTGAAACAGGTTTTTTCTCTGGAGTTTCGATCCAGATGTCCCAGTCCTGATCGCCACCCAAATGCAAAGTGATGCTAACATCACATGATGGTCTATCAGTATGTCTCTTTAGATCACCATCTTTCTTGTAAGTTCTGCAATAACCATACGTAGGGATCAACGACTCACCATACAGTTCGGAGACTCTATTAGTTTGATGAGTTAGCATCTCAACTGCTGGTAAGTAATTGTATAATGAATAAGACTTAGCACATGAACCATCACCAGAAAATCTATAGTATTGTGCGAACTTGAGAAACTCATCGTGCAATGCCAATGCTTTTTCAGGTTCTATGAAATTTCTGATAATTTGAAAATTGCATGTGCTAATCTGTTTGTTCATCACTCTGCCAAGAATTCTACTTCACGATTGCCCATCAGAAGAGATTTGAGTGCAATTGCTTTCTCCATTCCCTTACGGTGATGGGTAATCCAACTATCAACCTCTGCTAAAATCTCCTCATAACACTGACGTGCATCAGTAGATTCACATGTTAAATAGTCTGCTACACTGTCAGCAAGACTGTCACGGCGCTGATTGTAAAACATTTTATCCCATTCAGGTTGCGGGCGTCCTTCAATTGTCATAGAATTCCTCAATGCGACGTAGGTCCAAGTATTTTAGCACGTCTTCACGCCATTCCATCAATTCATGGTAACATTTCTGGTTGTGAGCACACTGACGCAATTCACTGTCTGGTTTGAGAACAGACTCATAGAAGAGACCAAGTGCATCGCGACGCTTCTCGTATTTGCTGTTATCCATGTAGGTTTCCCATTGATCATTAATATTTTAGATTGTTTTGTGTGGGTTTCCGTATAAACTCACACTTTCTTAACTATTAGGCAACCACACTGGTAGCAGGCATACCATCAACAAACACAGTGTTGACAATATTCTGCAGGCGCTTGATGGTAGGAGCACCGTAGTTCTTAAAGACAGGAACAGTAACGTAACCAGTCTTCTTGCGATACATGCTAACATTGCCAGCGGTGAGTTTGCCAGCAGCAATGTCAGCAGCATCATCACGGTTCATACGAATGACGCGACCGATAGTCTGTGCCATCTCAATCACATCGAGTTGACGCAACATGACAGTGTGGGTGAGACCGTGAACGTTGATACCTTCAGACAGAATGCTATAGTGGAAGATGATAAACTTCTTGTTGGGGTCTTTACCCCATGCATCGAAGGTGTCAAAGAACTGCTCACGGTTGACCTTAGTCTTGTTCACATAGGCACCGAACTTACTGGTGATGTGAAGAATGTCATAACCACGCTTCTGCAATTCAAACAGAATATCAGTCTGAAACAGAAGGCGACCCATGACCTTACTCGCAGGAGACGCCACAAGCACCTTAGAGGCGCTGTGCTCGTCAAGAGAGTCTACCACACCGAGCAGCATATCACGGTCGCTTGCAGCAGCAGCAGCGCCCTTCAGACGCTCAAAGTCAACCTCGTAGGGCACGACGGTGGGCGGCAGGATGCTGCCACCAGCGATCAGTTCAGGTGCAGGCACGTTGCACAGCACCTGACCATAGATCTCACCATTATTCATGCCACGGTTAGTGCGGCGAGTGTGCTTAGGAGTTGCTGTAAAGAAGTAGGATGCTTTGCTGCTGAGAGAAGCAGCAGCAACACCAATGAAGTGATGACGCTGAACTGCATTATGCGCTTCATCAAAGTAGCAACAATCAAGGTTGATACCAGCATCGATGATACGGGGGAGAGAATGATAGGTGGTGAAGATGATCACATGCTCGCCAGCGGTGTGAGCGACACCAACAAACAGTTGAATCTTGTCAACTTTCGTGGTGCTGAAGTGTGTAGTCTCACCGCTGTGAACGTGCATCACATGCAGATTAGGACGTTGCAGAACCTCAAGATACTCGAAAGAGAGTTGAGTTGCCAGCATAATGCGAGGAGCAACAACAACAATAGTTTGAGGTGTGGTAGCATTGTCAAGACGACGCTCAACGTCTTTGATGGCAATAAGAGTCTTGCCACCGCCTGTAGGGACGATGACTTGACCCTTGTCAACAGTCAGCATGGCGTCGAGAGCACGCTGCTGGTGGGGGCGAAGTTGCATAACGAAGGGGGTGGGGCGCTGTCGATAGAATAATTATAGCAGATCCTGCGGCGCGGCGCGGTCAGTTGGACAGTTCAACGACTGGCACTGGGTGGCAGGAAATCATTCACTCTAATGTTGAATGATATTGATATTCTATCCTCTTTTGAGTTATTAATATCTACTCTGTGATGTAATCCTGACGAAAAGAATACTCCAGTGTTTCTAATAGGAGCGATAGTGTAACACATTTGCTGTCTCGGACACAAATCAACATAATTTAATGCCAGATTGGATGTATTCATTGGGTTGTAGAGTATCAATTCACCCGCATCTGGACTACCTTTGAGATAAAATATACCACTAAACTGACAACCAGTATGCATATGCACACGGTTAAATCCTCCTGGTGGGGTTACATTTGTCCACAGATTATTGATACCCCAGTAATACTGTTTGGTTGGTCCATATGACTTCAAATATGATTCAAACTGTTCCGTAATGAATCTAATTAAATACTGAACTTCATTGTCATATTCATGATGTGTGAGTAATTTGTGGTTCTGCCATCCATTTACCAATGAACGATTATCTCCTGCTGGTTCATTCTCTTGGAGTCTGTAAATATACTCAATTAAGTGATCAATATTATTATTTGTTTCTTCTGTTCCTTTAAATCTACCAATTAATTCAACAAATGTCAGGATCTCCATACCTTAAAGTCTCTTACTTCACATTTATATACTAATACATCATCTAACGATCCATCCAAGTTGTAAATGACTTCGATGTTTATTTCTTGTTCTGGGTGATCAATCTGATCATAAACATATTGAACATCCTGATCAGAAAATAGTTCCCATGCATCACGAATCTTATCGATATACATTCCAACAGTCAATGACTTATCCAACTTGACCTTCTTTGGTTTAAATTTCTTATAATCTAAAACTTTATCCTCACCTCTATTATCACTTTGGAGGGAGTAAATAGATTCTCTGTAATTCTTTTTTGGTCTCACTACAATCTTGTCTGTAATAAGATCAAAGTCATATGAATGGTCATTCTCATTTAAAATACTAACAAATGCAGAAAACTGAGTGTCAGGTAGAAAATCTTTATTGATTCGAGTAGGATTCAATGAAATTCCATCATAGTTTCCTTCTGCATCGTAATACAGTTGGTCAATAATAATATCTGATGGAGATGTCAAATCAGAAATAGATTCAATTCTCTGTAACAAATCACCAGAAACACCCAACTCCAATTGTAGTTGATCAAAATGTAAGTAGTTTTTTAAATTATGATATGCAATATCTGTTGTAATGCCAGATTTAATGATTTCTCCTTCATTATGCCATGCATATACAAATCTCTCTGCTGATTGAGGACTCATCAACTCTTCACGCAGAAAGTTAAACTTTAAGCAATCTTCCAATCTATCTCTTAAAGAATCAGAAAATACTTGTGGATATTCATTAGAAACTACAGATGTGCAATATGCAAACATTGCACTAAAGGAAGAGAACAATTCTTTGTTCTTCAAACTATAAACTTTGGACTCGTGAAATTCTGGAGAAAACATCATTCGTTATCCAATACTTTTTGTCCTTCTGCGTTGTAAATTGCGTAGAAGATATAATGCGCTTGCTGTGCTGTTGATGCCTGATCTTTGGGGAACATATCCTCACAAAATTCCATTGCTTCAGTAACATTATCAACTTCAACAAAAACAAATTCTGATTGTGTCAATGCAGTATAAAGATCCAAAGGTAGTCTACTCTTATACAATTCCATTGAAGCATTGATTGCATCAACATCTGATGTATTATTCCAACCCCAAGATCTCAAATAGATGACACCTCTCTGTTTCGAGAGAGCATACTTCCCAATAAGATCTTCAAAGTAATATGCTTCGTAGTTAGTATTGAGCTCCATTTAATTTCCAAGCAATAGTTGTTCTAAGTCCAGCAAATGTTCTGGATACTTCTTCAGCGTAGTGTTCGATTTTACCAGGAAAATAAACTGCTTTATTTCTACCTGGCGTCACATAGTCACATGAACCATTTTCATTGTGGAAACAAGTTTTGCCTCCCCAAAGAGGATTCCATCTCGGATTAGCATAGTATAAAAAAGTTCTACCATCATCGTCGTATGAATCAACATGTGGCATCCCTTTATCACCAAAAACATGTCCATTCGCATAAACATGCTCTAAATTTAATCCAGGATCATCAACTAAATCCCTGATGATATTTAGTAGATATTCTGTGAAGAACTTATCGTCATCTAATTCCATGATCCAAAATGGAATTCCAGCTCCATCTTCACGGGAACCATGACCATATCTCCACTTAGGTTGCGCTAAACATCTTTGAATTTCCTCACAATCATACTGAGGAAATACATCATGATATATTTCCATAGACTCTCAGAATATTTGATCTAACTTGTTCAAATGGGACAATAAGATCTTGAATCTTAGTTACATCCTCTTCTTTCTCATGCATGAAGGGAAGAATATTTTGTATTCCTCGTGCAAAATTAATGAGTTCGTATCGGATGAATGCATCATCAACCATACTCTTTGCCCACATTAGTGCAACTCTTCTGTGACCAGATGTCACTTGTCTGATTTCATGAATAACACCCGTTGGATAAAGTAATGCTTTACCTGCTTTCAATTTAAAGTGATGCCAGGTATCACCAAGTTGAATAGAAAGTTCACCACCTTCATAATCATCAGGATCATTCAAGAATACAGTAATACTATGATCTGTTCTTAAATTTTGAATATCAATAGAATCTACATGTTTTCCATAAAATCCACCTGTATCATATTGTGTCATGAGTGGTGGTGTTAGATCATCCAAAAGAAACACAGATGCAATATCTTTGTTACTTCTAAGTTTCTTTTGAATTACATCCATACAGTATCGATACTGCACACCCTGCGGATCTAACTGTTTAGATACTTTAAAGTTAGGATCAACAACATTCTCACCAATTGATACTACCCCATCTTTCCATGTTGTAGTTTTATCATATTGTTCATTAATTCGCCTCACTTCATCAGAAGTGAGAAAATCTATTTCATAAATCATATCAATCTTCCGACACAAACAAACTACTATCGAAATCTGGGTGGATTTCTTCTCCTTTCATTAGTCTAATTATATCACGAATTTCTCTTTTTACTGAAACAGTGACATTACTTCTGCTTCTTGCATAAATTAATGCATTAATAACACGATCATCAACAAAGTCTTTTGATGCATCGTCATCATAATTTACCCATTGTTCGGAATCATTCTCATCCATAAATGCTGGTGCTGGTGTCACACCATCTTCGAGCATTCCATTTGGATACTTATCACGATAGAGTTCAGGATCAATTGGATATACTGTTTCATATAAAGACTTCAAGAATTCTAATCCTGTAGAGAAGTTCTCTGGATCAGGAACACCAACTTGTCTGATCTTCGCTCTCCAAGCAATCCAAAGATCTTTTTCTCCTTCATACGAATCTGGAATATCTGGAAGAACTCTCCAGTCTGTAGATGCCAGCAGTAATTTCTTTTCTCTCTTTCTCTTGAGGTATTTCTTTTCGAAGAAAGTATATTGTTTATCAATAGCAGAAATCTTTTCTGCAACGAGAATTGTTTTAATTTTCTGTTGAACATAGAAAGTTGCTAAAGCAATTTCATATACTCGCTTCGCTTGCTCATCAGTTCCACCAGTAAACTGATAGTCTTGCCAATAAGTAGAATCTCTCTCAAAATCATACTTCTGTCTTTGTCTTTGGCAAAAGTATGCACCATCAGTGTAATAACTAAAAAATTCCAGACGGTCGTCATCTGTGTGCCAAAAAGAATCAATTAAACCAAAGAATTTATCTTTTAATTCTTGAGTAAACTGAACCGTAACAAGTTGAGCAAAATCAGGCTCATTGGGATTATCAGCAACATCTGGGGGTGCTACTGAAATATAATCATTGAGAAGATCTATTTGTAAAACAGGTCTTTTTACCATAGGTGTTTGAGTCATCCTAAGCTCCAGATTTGATATACCATCCCGTCAGAATATATTTATCTCCATCAAGAACTGTGTTCCCTCGATGAACATGTGTCATGCCACATGGGAACATCATTACAGTTCCTCGTGTTGGATTGTATCTTTTATGTTGATACATGAATTCTGTCTCACCACCTTGCTCAGGTGGAACATCATTCAAATAAATCATCCATGTAAGTTCTCTTGCGGCATGTGATGCCGAAGAATTCTCATAATGCCATGAGTGATATCCACCGCCAGGTTTTGTTTTCTGCATCTTAATATCACTAGAAAACATTGGAACATTTTTTAGTTGACCAAATTCAGTAATATAATGCATCAAACAAGATTTTAAAAATTGATTGATTTGATATGTAATTCTATCATTTGTATAGTTGACAAGAATTGAAGAATCTTTTCTTGTCATATTACTTCCGTATTGAACTTCTCCACGAACAGCACCACCAGTAGATTCTTGATATGATAAATCATTATTATGGAACATTTCATCTAACTCATCTATGTTGATTGAACATGTTCCTCTTGAAGTCATTGCTTCAAACCACTCAATCATTTCATCACAAAAAGAACCTGGAACAAATTTATCCCAAACTCCAATAAAATCATTAAATTCAACACTAGTCATTGTCTCGTCCAACATCAGTTCAAGTGGACGATATGGTTGCACAGTTTCTCTTGTCATAAAATAATCAGTATGCCTTAATTATATATTTGATTTTGTGGAATGGTGCTAGAACAGGAACTTTGCGTTTCGGATCCATAGCAACAGTTGGAATTGGTCTAGTTGAGTTATTCCAACTAAACTCTGCTTCATTCAATTCAATTGCAATATCAGATTGATTAAATGTCACAGTGATAACATTACTAAAGTTTGGAAGACCTGCTCTCAATCCACCAAAACTATTTGCATTACCATAACTAAAGTCTAAGTTTGGATCTCCAACAACATCAGTTCCAAGTAGGTGGGTGTGAGATAACAATTCATTCGGATTCTGATACTCATCAATTCTAACAAGAGACTCTTTGGAGTCAATAACAGCAGCATCAGTTGGTGTTCCTGAGTTGATTTGGAAATATGAATCTGTAGGAGATAAATTTTGAATTGGACCAACTGGAGATGACCAATAGTTTCCAAATGATGCAGTTGTGCTGGCACCCTCTGGACCTAATGGCAAATAATCATCCACTTTTTGTGGTGGTCCAAAAGTTCTACCAAGTTCTTGATCGAACACTCCAGCATTTAAAGCGCCCATTCCTCTCCACCAGCTACTAACTCTACTTACTGCTGGTTCGTCAGGACCTTGATTTGATGGTCCTCTTTCACCACTACCTTGTGTGCCATAATATGCTCTGGTATCCCAAGGAATTACAGGATCGCCACTAATATCTTCAGGGATACCAGTAACTACAAAGTGTTCGTGCGTTGGAACCTGAACAGTTTTTTCACTAACAGGTCCAATGGTAGCATTTACTTGTCCAGTAACATTAAATGGAACTTCAGTTGTTAGTGTTTCAGTTCCAAATGTCTTCGGTGTTCCTAACTCGAAGAAGATAGATTCTGTTCCTGTGTTAGATCCTGGTGTTGTAATAACTTGTTCCAGTGGATCTGGACCAGCAACATCAACATCAGAAACATACCACCATCCACCAGTAGATCCTGGGATCTCATATGAACCAACATCTGCTTCCAAGAATGCAGAAGATCCTCTGTTTCCATCTACAATACCAGCACCAGTAAGTCTTCTGTTTCTGTAGTCAGGAACTCTAAATGTCCCTGCATATTCTTTATTAGTTTCATTATACTCACCCTCACCAACTGCACTATCAAAACCATACTGCGTTCCAATGATATCAAATAAGAATGGATAATCTGCAGCATTATACGCTGATCCATCACACTCTAAGAAACCTGGGAATCTATCTTCAAGATCACCATATCCATTGATACTCTCCTTAGTCACAGGAAGAACTGTTCCTGTTGAATAACCATCAAGTTTTGATGCTCTATAGTAACTCGAAACATTTGCGACAGGAGATCCTGCTGCCTCATATGCTACTTCATCAAAGAACTCATTCTTATTAGAATACCACACACCTTGATATGATGGCGGAACTGGTTTTACAGCATAGTTAAATGATCTAAATGTAAATGTTGGCGCCAAACCCAATGAGATATCAAACTCAGTATAATGAGAAAGACCTTCTACTGGATCTGCATCAGCATTTCCTGGTTGTGGAATAAAGAATGTAACAGTAACAGGATTGCCAGTGTTGTCTGGTTGTGCAGTTCTTGGACCTGCAACTGCTGCATCACCATCAATAGAAATAAGAACTTCTGATCCTAATGCTTCTCCTGTTGCAGCACTACCACTATCATATGCAACAGGAGAAGTTGCAGAAATTGTAATAGCAGTGTTGAAATCAGTCAGTCCAAGTGGACCTAGCACCGCAAATCCACCAGGAGTTTGATTTTGTAAATTTGTTGGTTGAACAAATGCTGGAATTTCATCTGGTCCAAACCAGTTTGTTACACTCCACGCAGTAATGACTCTATCGCCTACATTAATTGCAACCTGAACACTCTCTGTAGTTGGTGCTACAGATAAATCAGGATCAGCATCGACAACTAGTTGAATATAGTCACCGTTCTGAACTGATATATTAGAGAACGTTCCCGATGATCCACCATTAACTTTAATTCTTGGGTTGATTGCTGTAGTTTCTGCTGCCCTCAAAACAACTGGAACAGAAATACCATCTGTTAATCCTTGAATTAATGCGGCATTTGGATCTTGTGGTGCTGTCGGTCCAAATGATACTGTAGATGCAATATTTGTAGTTCCTGGAACAACTTCCACTAAATCTTGGAAGATAAAGTTATCAGGAATAGTATTGACACCATCACCAGTTCTCGTGTTCCATGCAGCAATACCAATACCATCTCCAATATCAATAGAGAAAATCTTATCAGCATTTGATGCAATAGAAGAAGTTCCTCTTAATTGAACATAGTCTCCATTTGTTACAGTTCCACTGCCTGACCATGCAGTTCCACTGCTTAATACTTGATACTCCTCAGATCCAATAACTTCAGTAGTTGTGGCATTACTGGAAGAGATTCTAAGTTCTCCTCCTTGATCAATTTGAATTAGAGCATCTGTGTTCAGTCCTAAAATTTGAACAATATTGCTATAAACCTGGGTATTTAACTGCAACTCATTGACTGGATCAAATACTGGAACTGGATTTGGTTCATTTACTGGTTGTGCTCCAGTAGTAACTCTCCATGCTTCCTCACCTGTTCCAACAGCAACTATTACTCTCTTTTCATCTGCAGCAGCTACAGATGACTTAATTCTTACTTGAATTTGATCTCCGTTACTTACAAATTGCTGAGCAGTAGGTTTATTGTCACCAGTTGTCCAAGCACCCCAAACTGCAGCAGGATCTGTGCGAATACGATATGCATAATCTGCTGCATTTTGAACATTAGATGAAATAGTAATAGGTGCCTGAGTTCCATCAGACAACCCACTAATTGTAATTACTTCTTCACCAGTTCTTAATGGATTGAAAGATGAACCTCCACCAAAAGGAGCAGCATCAGGTCCTTCTCCTGTTTCAGCATACGAATAAACTACATCAATTTCTGATGGATTAATATCCTGCAAATCAAATGGATCAGGAGCAAAGTCTTCCTTTCTAGTCTCAATAATCCAAAATACAGTGAGATCACCGATCTTAATTTCGACCTGCTCTAAAGTATCAAACGTATCAGGTGCTTCATAGCGGAACTGAATTGTTTGTCCTTCAGCAACGTATAATGGGGTAGTGCTAAAATTATAGACTGGCATCTGATTATATCATACTATCGCCGTTATTAGATATTTAGGTTATTTGTCTGAGAGATTTCCAACTGGATTCAATGTTAGGATCTGCTTCATCAAATCTAACTTGAATTGGTTTATCTGCCTTAATCTCAACGTTAATATCGATATCAGTGATTTCAATTGGATCACTTAAAACAGTATCTTCATCGGGAGAAATAACAGGATCTGCTGCTGGGAGTTGATTTAAAGAATCTGGAATGTTAATATTATCTGCTAATTTATCAATTACAACTGTAGTCGTAAAAGGTCCAACGACTGTTTCCCCAGAACATGGAGTAGACTGCAATGCTTTTATTGTATATGTGATGATAGCAGGACCAGCATCATCTCCAGTAATGTCCCATGGAATAGCACTATTGAAAACTTCAGTAATAGATGTTCCACTATCATCAGAATCTGTTCCTGCAATTGTTCTTTGTTCTGTATCTAATACCCCATAAGCACTTTGATATTCAATGTCAATGACAATTCCTCCAGACGCATATCTATACTCAATATCTGCCGTAAAATCCAATCCAAACTGTATTTGGGTTGGAAAACTAGCACTTAACTCTGGAGTCTGACAAACTGCCACTGTTACAGCTTCTGAATCTGAACCACCAGGACCAGATGCTGAGAGTGTATAAGTTGTTGAAGTTGATGGAGATACTTGAGTTGTGCTATTAAAAAGAACTGTGCCAATTCCTTGATCAATACTTGCAGTATCTGCGTCTCCACTTACATCCCAAGACAGTGTAGCAATTTGTCCTACGGAAATTGGATTTGGTGATGCAAAAATATTTACTCCGACTGGTTGATATACAGTAACAGTCACAGATTTTGTAGTTGATCCTCCAGGATTTGTTGCAGTTATTGTATAAATTGTGGAAAAAGTTGGTTGAACAACAGCATTTCCAGTTACACCAACTACACCAATACCCTGATTAATAGATACTTCGTCAATTAAAACTCCAGATACTGACCACTCTAAAGTAGCAGATCCTGGATTAATATAACTTTCTGGATCTACTGTAAATGATACTGTTGGTGGATCGGGAATTTCAACCGTAAGAGTAACTTCTCTACTGTTATTTCCAGCAGGACCTACAGCAGTAATTGTGTATACTGTGGTTTGAGTTGGAGATACTGTAGTAGATCCTGGTCCAGCAACTTCTCCAATGTCTTCATTTGGAGCAGCTTGTCCTCCCTGCGTTGCAGTAATCGTTGCAGATGTAAAATCACCAAAAACATCCCATGAGATTACAGACTCTGCATTAGCAGATCCTAACTGATAAGAAGAAGGATTTGCAAAAATAGTAACACTAGGAGCAATAGGTTGCAAATGAGGATCAATCCACCTCTCACTTGGAAATCTTGTATCAAAAACAATTGTAATCTGAGCAGCAGCACATCTTTCAATAAAATAATTATAAGATGCTTGAACTGTTGATAGTCTCATACTACCAGATGTATCAATAGCAACAGAACAAATTGCACCTGGAGGTAATTCATCAAAATTACAAATAGCAAACCAGTCAGACCTATTTGCAACACTGCCATTATCTCTCGTGACAGTAATATCACCAAAAGCAAGAGGATCCGATGGCCATAAAGTTGGCAATCTCATTTGATTTGTATATGCAGGTCTCGGCGCTAACAACCAAAACTCTCTTTCTGGATAATCAGTTTTAAAAGTTGCCCACTGTTGATCCTGATACGCCTGAGAAGGAGCATCTGCTTCATCGATAACAGTGACACATTTAACTCTTGCCATGGTTTATAATTGCTCTACAGATTTCCAATTAGATTCAATAGTAGGATCATCTTCATCAAATCTAACTTGAATAGGTTTACCTGCTTTAATTTTAATTGGAATATTGATTCCAGTAATTTGAATGGGATCACTTATTACAGTATCTTCATCAGGAGAAACAACAGGATCTTCAGCGGGAAGAAGTTCCAGTCTTTCAGGAATATTTAATAAATCAGGTAGTCTGTCTATATTTACACTGATTTCTACAGGATTTGTTGTAATTTCTCCACCATCACCATTTGCAACAACTGTTGCATTGATAGTTATAGGTCCAAATAAATCCCAATTTACTGCTGGTTGATATGTAAATTCCAACGCAGGACCATTAGCAGCATCATCACTCACATTATTAGTGAGATCAAATGTCTGATTTTCAAGTCTTCCATCTTCATAAACCAATTCAAATTGCAGAACTACTGATACATTTGTATATCTTGTAGTAACAGTTACATCAAATGCTTCTCCGTATTCAACTTCTGATGGGAAAGAAGCGGACGCTTCTGGTGGTTGATAAACAATAACAGTGACTGAATCTGATGCACTTCCCCCCAACCCAGAAGTATTGACACCATAAACTGTGCTTGTAGTTGGAGTTACTAATTGAGATCCAGAGTTATTTACTTGACCAATTTGAGTTCCATCTTGTGTTAAATATGTTCCATTATCAGCATCACCACTAATTGTCCACTGAAGATTAATTTGAGTTCCTTTAAGAACAGAGATAGGTCCATCAACTCCATTTGCTTTAATATCTGCTCTTGCTTCAAAAATCATATAAATTTGAACTCTACCTGCTCCACCATCAGTTGCTCTACTGTATTGAACATTTTGACCGAAAGGATTGGGTGCAGCAGACCCTTTTGCACCAGCAGTTCCTACAGAAACTGCATAAGAGTTTCCCAAAGAATATGTTTGTTGTGCCAAAAATGTTGCTCTATCAATAAAAGCATAAGCAGCAGCACCTCCACCGCCACCAGATCCTCTATGAGAAGCTTTTGTGCCAGATGTTGTGAAGTTAAAACATCTGATAAAAGTGTTACTAGACTGCCTACAAAAATAGACTCTAATTGAACTACTGCTTTTGTCAGTAAATCCAGCATAATAAAATGGACCACTTGTAGATCCACCACCCGCTTGCTGACAAAAACCATTCATCGTAAAATTATAATTTGCATTATCATATGGATAATTGAAATTAATTCTATATCTTTTATTGAAGAAAAATGTTCCACATGGATTACCACCTTCTACGGTTTGATTTTCGACATTGATATTTACATCAGGTGAACTACTTTGAACTAAAGTTACGTTTGAAGTATCATTAAACACATGATACATGTTATCATAAAATGTTACTTGATTGTTAGATCCATTTCCCCCATTTCCACCAGAAAAACTTCCAATGCTGGCACCAGTTCCGCCTTTAGGACTATTAACACTCGCGCTCGGAACTTGACCATCATTTCCATTGGCAAGAGATACTGTAGCACCATAAAATTGCCAGTTTGCCGAATCAGATGCTGCGCCACCTACACCTTGAGCATTTTTAGTAGTTGATCCATTAGCATTTCTTCCTCCACCTCTACCACCACCAGCAACTATACCCAAAAAACTACTATTTCCACCGTTTGTTCCTGCACAGACAGTTCCATTATTAGCAATATGTTCTCCACCACCACCTCCACCATAGGCATAAATGGTCATAGAATATAAATCATCGGGAACAGTAAAATTTCCAGAATTTAAAAAATCTGTAGTTGATGGCATTAAAGTATACTCCTTAAAGATTCCCAGCTAGATTCCAGATTAGGATCATCATCATCAAATCGAACCTGAATTGGTTTGCTTGCACGAATCTCCACAGGAACATCAATATCAGTAATTTCAATCGGATCACTTAAAACAGTATCATCGTCAGGTGAAACAACAGGATCAGCTGATGGTATTTGTTCTAATTGGTCGGGAATATTAATATTATCTGGTAGTCTATCGATATTAACTGTTTCTGTTTGCAGTGCAGTTTTTGTTCCTCCAAGTCCTGTTGCTGTAACTAAAATATCAATTGTCTCTGGACCAAATCCGTTCCAAGGAATTGCTGGAGTAACTGTTTGAGTTGTCGCAGAACCATACTCAGAACTTTCATTTGGATTCAGATTGATAGTTGCTGTATCTGTAGTTCCTCCAAAATAATTATAAGTCAGATCAATCTTTACCTGATTAGATGCATATCTAGTGGTGACCGACATAGATCGATCAATACCGTAATCATATGTGCCAGGAAAGTTTACTGTAAGTTCCACTGGTTGATAAACAACTACATCTACAGTAACAATATCAGATCCACCTGGACCACTTGCACTTAAAGTATATGGAGTTGTCGATGAAGGATTAATAGTAGTGCTACTATTAAATAACACTGGTCCAATACCTTGATCAATTGATGCTTGGTTAGCATCTCCACTCACAGTCCATGATAAAGTGACATTAGATCCCCTGACAACAGGATTGGGACTTGCTGTCAAATTAGCAATAACGGGTTGATATACTGTAAGTGTTACTGATTGACTAGATGTTCCTGATACTCCAGATGCAGTAACTGTATATGTAGTAGAAAAGTTAGGACTTACATTTACTGTTCCACTAGCTCCAGGGTTACTAACTCCAGTTACAGTAATAGTGTCGTAAAATCCACTTACAGTCCACGATAGCTGTGCTGTTTCACCAGCAATAATAGATGACTTATTAAGAGAAATAGTAACTGTTGGTGGGGGAGCATTTTCCCAAGAAACAATAATAGAACCATCATCAGTAGATACATTAGTTTGAGATGATCCTGCTGCTACATAATCAGACCTATATGTTGATCCACCACGACCACCGCCGCCGCCTCCACCAGAGTTATCGGTGCCGCCTCCACCACCGCCACCTCCATTGTCTCCAGCGCCACCGCCTCCACCGCCGCCACCATCAGTGCCACCTGGGTCTCCACCGCCGCCGCCATTATTCGGGGTGACACTGGCAGATGCTCCAGCAAGTGTTGATGGGGCACCACCATTTCCACCACCTCTGTTGTTGGAAGCACCACCTCCACCACCAGATCCTCCCATACAAATAACTAAAACGCCATCAATAGCAACCCCAGAGGCACCTCCGCCGCCGCCGCCTCCACCAGAATAGGGAGGGTCGCCAGCATTACCACCACGTCCACCTGTTGTAATTCCGCTACCACCAGAACCTCCAGTAGCATTAGGAGCACTATTTACACCATTCCCACCATTATTACCAACGTAAAGAGTAAATCTTCGTGCCTGATAGTTTTGATTTACAGTAAAATTTTGACCTGCTGTTAGACCACCTGCTCCACCCTGAGCAGCAGCATCAGTTCCTCCACGACCACCTCTTCCGCCCCTGACATATAAAGAAATATTATAAGCACTCGCAGGAAGATCTAAAATATGAGTTCCTGGTTGGTAAGTATTAGTAGGCATATTAAAACTTAATAATATAGGTTACAATAATAAATGGAGTTGCAACTGCATCTAGTTTTGTTAGATCATTAATATCTATATTTAAAGTAGTGTATACGCCATCAGCAGGAATATCAAATGTAGAGTGTTGATACTGAAAGTTGTGTGTATATGTTGATGGTTTTGTAATTTTATGACTGTGTGTTGACAAAACAGAAGTATTAATTTCACTGACTTCTATAACATTTCCAGAACCAGAGTTACCACTAAAGTTGCCACCATCTTTACCATCTCCACCAACTGCGTGTTGTGTTGTGTAATTCAAAACACCTTTTCCAGTTACATTATGAGCATGACCTTGGAAATTTTCAATATCCAATGTTGCTTCTGTTGAAATAGCTTCAAAACTATACTTTGGATTTGAATTAAAATCGTAATTTGTTTGTATTGGATTTCCTACAAAATTACCTACAAAATCACATCTAAGTTGAGTTCCTTCATTACTAAAAACTTCAATTTCTGGTCCAACTCTATTGGCACCTGTAGATTCCACAAGATCATTAGTATACTGACCAACAGATCTACTTGGAATTAATACTTTTGATCCTAAGTCTGGAAGTTGAAATTGTCCCAGCTCACCTGCAGTAACGTCTTCTTCTCTAAGAGTTACATTTTCTTTTCTAAACTTACTTTGCTCACCAACTCCTAATATCTCTCCAAGAGCATAATATTCACTTTTATTTTGAATAGATCCATCACACTTTAAGTATCCAGCAGGAAGGTTTTCTCTAAATTGTTCAGTATTGGGATCATTAGATCCTGTGACATATGGAGTCGCATTAACTTGAATGGATCCTACACATCCACCAAACTTACCCTTAATTTGAGTATAATTATTGGTATTTCCTGTGATTGGCATGTTAGTAAGCTCTTATGAGATAAAGTGTAGTAACTCCAGGTTGTGTGGTATTGAAGTTAACCTGCAACACCCCTTGGTTTCGTGTATTATCTAAATTTAAATTTGAGGCAGGAGCAGTTACATTGACATTAATTGTTGTATTGGGTCTCAATCCAGAAAGTTCAAATGTAACATCAAATTCATCATGAGTGTGTGTTCTAATAACATCACTCATACCAACAGATGCTGTTGTTCTAGTAAACTCCCATCCAGGATTACTGTTTAATGTTCCATAGATAACTGCCGTGTTTGTATCAGGATAAAAATCTGTATAACCAATAGGAAGCGTTACATCTTGTCCACCTATACCATATTTAACTGGTCTTGCTTCACCGTTTCCAGAATAACCAGAAATACCACCAGAAAGTGCATTAACGGTTGAACCGTTAATAGATCTAACATTGCTTGGTTCTGTAATTGCAGTTTTAATTGGGTTCCAGATTACATTTCTTGGTGTAAAGTTAATAGGTGGATTTTCTGCATTAACACCAGCAACTGTTCTCCCTTGCCTTCCTGAACCAAAACCATTTTTTCCACGCTCAAATCCAGTTGTGCTAAACGATACAAATAGTTCGTCACCCTGTGGTCCTGGTTGTTCGTCCTTAACTGCTAGTCCAAAGTCAAATGAAATATTACTCCATGGAATAACACCGTCTCCTGGTCTGGTTGCTGGAGATGGATTAATTGAAGGAAGTGTTCTTCCGCCATGTTTATGACTTCTTAAGTGTCCTCTACCTAATTTTCTGGGTCCAAAATACAAAGGTTTCGAACCCGTTCCAGAACCATCTGCAACAACATTACCTCTCAGTCTTCCACTATAGTATGGAAGACCTTGTGGAGTTTGAGTTCTTTCATTTAAGGTAAAAATTACATCAGTTGATACATCATTCCATGTAGTATTAATACCATTATCTGTATTTGGACCAATGTAAGGAGTAATTTCAGTAGCAGCAATATTATTTCTATGAACTTCTCCAGCATCACTTGTGATAGGAGATGATGAACCAAAGTATTGAGTTTCAATATCACATACTGGTCTATTTAAAATAGCAGGAAGAACAATATTTCCACTATAGTTTGGGAACGTTCCAGCAAATGTTGAAGTCGTTCCTGCATTATAAGTATCTTGCATTGCTCTTGCAAGAAGAGGATAGTCAACAGCAGGAATTGCTGATCCATCACAAATAATCCAACCAGATGGGATGGACGAGATATTTCCCGTCCATGGCATAATAGTCCCAATTGCTGCTGCTCTGGCAGTTTTAGATTCCTGATAGAATGGCATTTAAATTATACCTCGATTAGATACCAACCAGACTTAGATGCAGGTGCGCCAGGGTTACCATCAACTGTTGATGTTCCTGCATATACAAGGGCAAATGCTGCGTTTGGAGTTTGAACAACCAGTTCACCACCATTGTGAGTAGAGGTATACTGACTTGTTGGAACACCACTGAGCATTGCGCCACCTGTGTTGCTTGTGGTTCCTTGAATAGAAACAAGCGTTGGAGCGCGAACAACTAAAGATTGGTTGTATGTTAAGGTTCCTCCAATATCTATAATGCGAATCATATCGCCCATTTGAGCGCCCGCAGGTAATTTAATAATTGTATTACCTTGAACGTTGAGGAAGTAATTTGTATTAGCAATAGCATTAACAACAGACTCTGCAGAATACTCCCACTTACGACCACCAGTTGGACTGAAGAAGTTAGTAATACCACCGATGTTGATAGAACCATCATCATCAACTGCAAATAGTTCAGTGCCAGATTCATTGTTAACAACAAGATCGCCACCGTTAACAGTCAGATCGCCTGCAATATCTACAGGACCACCGAATGTAGAAGTTCCATCTCCAAGTGCAGAGAATGAACCATAGGTAGTAAAGTCTCCAGAAGAATTATTAAAGGTTAGACGTGGTGTGGTTCCATCAGATCCGAAGATACTGATGTTGCCACCATTCATAGTAAGGTTTCCAGTTGCAGAATCAACCTCAAATGTTGTTCTTAGTGGAGTTGTAGACGATCCACCATTGGTGATCGTAAACAGTTGATTGCCAGGAACAGTAGAACCATTGAATGTAATGGTATTCTCTACAGTTAGAGTTCCTGCAATGTTAGTATTACCAGTTGATCCATCAACAGTTAGTTTATTGTATCCCTGTCCAACACCAAGATCTCCAGAAAGAATAGTGTCGCCATTTGTTGAATCAACTTGGAACTGAACAACAGCGGGATCGCCACCGTCATTAACTTGCAGAACTTGAACATCAGCAGAAATAATATCTGCAATACCAACAATCTCAGAACCACTCAGTCTTAGTAGATCTTGAGTGGTTAAGACGCCACCAAACTCAGCAACGCCCATTCTGACATTAGTAGTTCCTGCGCCAAATCCTGTTCTTGGTTCATCAAGAACCTCATCGCCATCAGCATCAATACCAGTAATGAATGAAGCAGCTGCCTGCTTGTTTAGTTTTGCAATCACGCAACCATCGGGGTGATCAGTCCAACCTTCACCAGTTGTAGGATCACCAGTTCCCTCTTGTGCTCTTTGAACAGCAAGTCTGAATCCTTTGGTATCAGATGGGTTAGTTAGGTTAGTTAGACCTACAACACGAACAATCTCAGACTTAGACTGATCTCTCAGTCCAGTAATTGATCCGCCACCCTGAACAACAATCTCATCAGGTGAACCAGGATTACCTCTATCGAGAAGCAGAAGATCACCAATATCAAAGTCTGAAGCAGAAGGTGTAGAAATTGGTAGGATGTATACGTTTCCAGGATCATTAACACCATTAATTTGTAGTGTAATGTCAGGAGCACCACCTCCACCAACGTTAGCATCAAGAATGGTTAGTGTCTCATTATCATTATATCCTGTTCCAGAACTTACAAGCGTAAGTGTTACAGTTCCATCAAATGCAACATTAACATCGAATGCAGCACCTTCACCAGATCCACCAACTGGGAATACAAATGTGTAGTTACCAAATGCACGGAGA